AAGCATTATATTACAAGAATATATAAACAATAAAAGATAAAACAATATGGCAGGTTTTACTGATAGAAGAGGACCCTTAAGTACAGGTAATCCAGTAAGAAAGATTTTAAAGGATCTTTCTAATTTAGGCATGGCTTACGATGATATGATTATTCGTAATTCACGAGCTGTTGGGTTTACTGAAAATCAGATGGGTTACACGTTTAATCCAATGGGTTCAGATAGCGATGATATGTATAGCGCATTTGCTGCATTATCATTGACTGATACTACAATGAAGAAAAATATTTCTATCTTTGATAAGGACTATGAAAGAAAGAGAGATCAACTTAGAGAGTATGCAGTACAAGATGAGATAGAAGATATCTTAGATGTTATTACAGATGAGGCTATTGTATTTGATGAATCTAACTTTATGGCATATGCCCATTTTCATGGTCATATTGCAAGTTCCATTGAAGATGAGATTGGTGATGTATATAATAACCTTTATAATTACTTTGGATTTAATGATTCAGTTCAGCCATGGAATTACTTTAGAAAATGGTTAGTTGATGGATTCCTTGCCTTTGAGATAGTGTATAATGATAAACAGACAGAGATTATAGGATTTAAAGAATTAGACCCTATATCATTAATGCCTGGTATTGATACTGACACTGGAAAGAAACAGTGGGTACAATATAAAGGACAGGGTGCTAAAGAGAGAAAGTTATGGGATTCACAGATTATATACCTTTCTTATTCTCAAGTTAATTCTCCAATGAGAATATCCTATGTTGAAAGATTAATAAGATCTTTTAACCTTTTAAGAATTATGGAAACAACTAGAATTATCTGGGCTGTTTCTAATGCTTCATTTAAAACTCAATTTATTATACCCGTTGGTGGTAAATCTAAAACTAGAGCAAAACAATCACTTGCACAGTTAATGAATTCTTATAGAGAGGTTGTTGATTTTAACCAAGAAAGCGGTGAAATTGTAACTAACGGAAAACCAATGATGCCATTTAATAAAGAATACTGGTTACCATCAAAAGATGGAGAGGCGCCAGAGATTAGTACAATTGGTGGCGATGGACCTGATTTAGGTGATACCGAATCTTTAAAGTATTTTGCTGATAGGTTAAAAATGGCTTCTAAAATTCCTTTCTCAAGATTTGATAAGGAAGGCGGTAATACTTATGATATGGATGCCAGCGGAATGCTAAGGGATGAAATTAAATTTTCAAAGTTTGTTGATCGTTTAAGATCTATATTTCAGGAAATATTAGTTAAACCTATGTATCTTCAAATGTGCCTTAACCATCCTGAATTGAAAAATGACGTTGCATTTAAATCAGGATTAGGACTTAATTTTGTTAAAGATAATGTCTTTGAAGAAATGAAAGAGATGGAATTACAAACAAAACGAGTTGATTTTATTGGTAACTTAAAAACTCAGTTAAGTACGATGACAGCAGAAATGGAGGAAATTCCATACTTCGATTTAGGATTCTTGGTTAAGAGGTACGGTGGCTTTACTCGTGAGGATCTGAAGGCTAATGCCAGAGCAAAAGAAAGAGCTGATTTAGAGAAGGAAAATTACTCTGAAGCCGATATTGAAAAGATCCTTTTAGGTGCTGATAAAGCAGATTTTAAACCAGAGAAGAAAGAAGGTGCAGCTGATGAGGATCCATTAGCAGACCTCTAATAAAAACTTTACAGAGATTGTAATATATAAATCAAATAACTACTAGAAAATGTCAGGAAAAAAATTATTAATTCTTGAAAGACAAAAATCAAATTTAGATATAACCACTGGTGAAGACGGTTCGGTTGTATTAGAAGGTGTATTTACCGAGTTTGATGTCAAGAACAAGAATAACCGAATTTATGAGGAAAAAGAAGTAATGCCTCACATTAACGAATTGCAAGAGAAGGTTAAGACTAATAAGCTTTTAGGTGAATTAGACCACCCTAAAGATTTTGATGTTAGTTTAGCTAATGTCTCTCATGTTGTAGAATCATTGGATTATGATAAAGCTAAAAAGCAAGTTATTGGTAAAATAAGATTACTAAATACTTCTAAAGGTAAAGAAGCACAAGCTCTTATCAAAGATGGTATCCCTTTACATATTTCAAGTAGAGCTGCTGGTACAGTAGATGAAAATGGTAAAGTTAAAATTAAAAAGTTTTTTACTTATGATTTAGTTGCAGATCCTGGTTTTGAGAATGCTGAACTATCAAGAGTAAATGAATCTTTTGGCCTAAGTAATGAAGATGGTATATTAATTTACGAAATGGAAGAAACTGAAAATAATAACAACAATAAAAAAGATCTAACAATGGAAAATAAAAACTATGTATCCGTCGAAGATTTTCAAAAGTATACTGAATATGTATCTGGAGTTCTAAGTAATGTTAAGGAATCTACTAATTCTAACAATGATGAGGTAATGGAAAAACTTATTAAGTACACCGAGCATATTGCAGAGAAAGTAAATCAGGTTACTGATTATGCTGAATACTTATCAGAAAACTTAGACAAAAATATTTCATACTCTGACTATTTAGCAGAGAATGTAAATTCAATTAAAGATTATGCTTCTTATTTAGCTGAAGAGCTTGATGGTAGTATTCAATATTCTGAGCATGTTGCTGAAATGGCTGACAAAGGAATTCAATATTCTAACTATGTTGCTGAAAATGTAGAGAAGAGTATTGATTATGCAGAGTATGTAGCAGAAAAAGTTGATCAGAATATTGCTTATTCTGAGTATCTTGGCGAAAATGTAGATAAGAGTATTAAATATTCTGAATACATTGCAGAAAATGTAAACATCCCTAATGCTGCTTCAATAAATGAAGGTTATGCTAATGAAGGTGCTATGCCAACTATGGAAGAAGTTTCAAAATGCATGGACGAAGGCATGACTTATGAACAGGTATGTGAAAAGTATCCAGATGCTGATAAAGGCAAACTAAAAGAAATGTGTGAATCATGTGGTAAAACTCATGAGACTGTAGATTATAAAAATTCTATTGAAGAAAAATTAGAAAAGTTAATTGCAGCTGCTGAAGTTAAGAATGTATCTGAAATGCACTTTATGAATTTCTTAGGAGAATCTAAAAAGAATGAATTTAATTCTTTATCTACAGAGAAGCAAGCTATGATTGTAGAATCAATGAATTCTAAACCAATTATGTCAACTATACAAGCTGAAAATATTTGGGAATCTAATTTTATTGAAAAGAAAAGAGAATTAGATGTTGTTTCTGATATGCCAGAAAAATTCAAAGAAAAATGGAATAACCTTTCTGAGGCAAGAAAAAGCCAAATAGTTTCTGAATCAAGGTTTCACCCAGTTAGCAATCAATATGGAATTAATAATTTCTGGGCAACAAGAGACCTAAGGGATACTCAAATTGTTACAGAATCTATTAATGAAAGTAAAACTGCGGCTGAAGCTGCAAATACAGAAGAGCCATTAATAAATGAATCATTTAGAAATGACTTAGTAAACAAAATGAAATTCAGATTAGGTAGATAATCTAATCTAAAAGATATTAATCGAATGGTTAAGAAGAAAAGAACCTAGGCGATTAAATAACCGGAATTGAAAAATTCCAAAAATGCGAAAAATAAATTTTTAAAATGTACGCAAATCAATTAATCAACGAGGCTGAGGTTCAAAAGACCTGGGCCCCTATCATTGAGGAAAGTACTGGTATTACTGAAAAGTCTAAGTTATCTTGGATGTCAAAGTACTGTCACTACCACAACCTTAATGAAAGTGTATATAATACTGTACACTTAAACCCTAACATGAATGTTCAAGGTATGGGAGCAACTGCTTTTCCAAGCGATCCTACTACAATGAACAACTTCAACAACGGAATGACTAACGGTTCTGGAGACAGACCTTTTTCTTTGTTGCCACTTGCTATGCAGGTTGCTGCTCAGACTGTAGGTTTAGACTTAGTACCAGTTGTACCAATGCAAGGCCCTATGGGAGTATTAACTTACCTAGACTTTGTATACGGTGGAGGTAGAACTAGCGATGCTGGTGGAAAAGTAACTGACTCTGCTCCTTTGTTAATCAAAGTAGACGCTACATTAGCATCTGGTATTGTACTTGCTGTAGATACTAAATACTATGTTGGTACTGGTACTAACGCTGCTTACGAATTAACTTTTGTAGGTAAATCAAGAATCGATGGTTTCCCAATCTTCCGTGTAAGAGGTAGAGGTACAGATACTACTGCTGCTTTTGCACAAGGTCAAGAAGGTTATGAAGCAATTTATCAAGCTATCGTAGGTGGTCTAACTCCAACAGATTTATATTCTGATGATCCAGTAGCTACTTCAATCGGTACGTTTGCTGATGGTGCTGAATATGTTAAAGCTTTAGAAGATCATATTACTGGTTTCTCTGGTAATGCGTTTGAAGCTAACAACCCTGCTCCGTCTCCATTAACGGAATCAATTGCTGGTAACGATCCTTACCAAAGAGGTGAAGGTGAGTCTACTCCAGATAACATTATGGGACTAAGCTTATTCAATAAGTCTGTTGCTGCTAAAACTTTCCAAGTTGCTGCTGCCGTGACTAGAGAACAAGTTCAGGATTTAAAACAATTCGGAATCGACGCAGTTGCTCAAGTAGAAGCTGTATTGGTAAATGAATTAACTCAATCTATTAACAAATACATCTTGGATAGAATCTTCAGAAATGGAGCTACTAATGCAGGTAATGTAAGTGCTGTTGATGGATTAGTATTATCTGCTTCATTCGTGGCATCAGGTGCTGCTACAACTTCAATCTCTTTAGGAGCTGGAAATGGTAGTAACGCTAACATTGCTGTAACTGTTGCTGATACATTAGTTGGTGCAGGTGGTGAAACACAAGGATCATTACAACGTAGGTTGTATACTAAGATTCTTGCTGCTTCTAACCTAATCGCAACAAGAGGAAGAAGAGGACCTGCTAGCTTCGCAGTATGTTCTGGAGAAATTGCTACGGCACTTCAGGATGTTGCAGGATTCGTACCTTACCCACTATCAAATACAATCAACCAAGCTGGTGGATCTTTATATCCAATCGGTGCTTTGGCTGGTGTAACTAT